AAGAAAATCGAAGCGTTAAGGGAAGACGACGAGGAACTTTGGAAGGTTTATGCACGTGGGATGACTGGTAAGATTGAAGGGTTAATCTACCGAAATTGGGGAACGATTGGAACAATACCGAGCGATGCGGAGGTTATTGGAATGGGGTTAGACTTTGGTTTCACCAACGATCCAACCGCTTGCGTTATGGTGTACCGATACAATGGTGAGTTAATCATTGACGAACTTTTGTACCATAAAGGTTACACCAATCAAGATATTAGCGTTTACTTTACCCAATCGGGAGTAAGCAAAAGCGTTTCAATCGTGGCGGATTCCGCAGAGCCGAAAAGCATTGAGGAACTTCGGCGCATGGGTTGGCGCATTGAACGGGCGAATAAAGGAAAGGATAGCATCCTGAATGGAATCGATATATTAAAACGTTTTAGAATAAACGTAACGAATAGGAGTGCGAACTTAATCAAAGAGTTGAACGCCTACAAATGGAAGGAAAAGGACGGGAACGCTACCAACGTGCCGATTGATTCCTTCAACCACGGCATGGACGCTTTGAGGTATTTAGCATTGAATAAATTAGCAGAAAAAAACAGAGGTATTTATGGCATCAAATAACATTTGGAAGAAACTAACGGTAAGGCAGTACCAACTTTTGAGCAATCTAAACCACTTGGAAGGGTGGGAATATATGCGCTCCGTTGTTGCTATCGTGGAAAATAACGGCTTTGATGCGGTGGATAATTACACGCCCATTGAACTACGTAACCGATACGAAGCGATCGCAAAGCAGTTAAACACCGAACCTTTCAAACCATTCAAGAACTTCGTTAAGGTGAACGGGAAGCGTTACTATGTAACCCGTTTCTTTGATGAAATTACCACGGCTCAATACGTGGAGTTAAGCGAATGGACAAAGGACAAAGAAAAGAGCATCGATAATTTACACCTTTGCGTTGCATCGCTTTTACGTGAGTGCCATTTCGGTTGGTTCGCCAAAAAGTACGATGGAAAGTTACACGCAAAGAGGGCGAAGGACGTTCAAGAAAAGATGCTTGCCGTTGAGGCACTCGGTTTGTCCGCTTTTTTTTTGGGCAGTTGGTTGAGGTTACTCGAAGATTTACCAACCTATTTGGACAAGCAGTTGAAGGAGATGACCAAGGAGATGGAAGACCTGACCTCGGCACGGGATTTACAGAGCGGTACGGGTGGATAGTAGTTGTTGATAGGTTGGCAGGAAACGACGTATTGAAATGGGATGCGGTTTTCGATTTGCCTGCGATTGAGTTTCTGAATTACGCCAGTTACCAAGTTGAGAAAAGTAAACATGAAGCTTTTGAGGTAAAGCGGCAATCTAAACTTAGGTAACATTTTTGAATTGCCCATTTAATAAGTATGGCATTTATCGAATTTCAAGATGTTAGCGGATCATTCAAAGCAGGTATTGAGGACATTGGTACTGGCAATGTTGATCTTGCGTTTCAGGGCGTCGAAAAGGAAATCGTTGAATGGTGTAACGAACAAATAAAACTATTCAGGGATAAGATAGATGCGAATAAAAGCCGTGCTACGGGTAACCTTCAACAATCGTTAGTTGTTGCACCGATTAAGCGTTTCGGCAAAGATTACGCTGTTGAAATCGAAGCCCCTGCATATTGGAAGCTATTGGAATACGGGCAAAAGGGAACGCAGGAAAGCACGAAAGCACCGAATAGCCCATTCACGGTAAAGGAGTACCCACGTTTGGAAGATATGGTTAAATGGGTTCAATTCAAAGCACTGACAAGCGGAAAGAAAGACGTTTATTCGTTTGCTTCACGGGTTAGGCGTTCCATTTACAAGCGAGGAACTTACGCCCATCCATTCGTACAACCAACACTTACTGAAAATAGATTAAATGATTTAACGCAGAGGGTTGCAGAAATGACCGCCCAAGCGTTTACGGCAGTTTTACTACCAAAATAATATGGCAATAACGATAGAATCACAACCGCAGGACTTTACCACGGTAGGCAATCCGATAACCTTCGTGCTATCGAGTACGAACGTAGCGCAACCAAATTTCAAATACGTTGCAGATGTATTCATTGGTGCAACGCAGTTGGTACGATTAAAGACCTCACCCAACCCAAACAACGATCAGGGATATTTCGATATTCGTGAGGTACTAAGAACGCAAATCGGAATAAATACGGATATTGGCGAAGGTCGAGGGTTTGAGTGTCCCGATATGTGGAAGTCGTACACGGTTGAATTTTCGGAGGAGTACAGCGGTGCGAGTGCAACTACTTACGATTTTACGGGCACGGTGTATTGCGGTGCGATTGATACCTTAGATTTCCCGAGTTACGACTTTACCGATTACGTGGTGAGCAGTACGCCTGCCATTCACCAATTACTCACCAACCGCCCTCAAAGTTCGATTGCTATTGCGCAACAAAGTGGACACTTGCAAAGCGGTTACTTGTACGTGCCTTGCACGATTGAAAACTCGGCTAACATTGATTGGGTTAGATACCGATACTACTCAAATACTGGTGCGGTGCTTCGTGAGTATTACTTACAAACGAAAAACTATCCGTACCACAATGCCAACGATCCAAACGAGAATAGCATTATCACCGTACCATTTATGCCTAACGAGGTTTACCTTATTCCATCCTCCCACACTTCCGATTCAGACGATGGAACGGTGGATTTTCCCTTTGACGATGGATATTATTCGCTTACTTTAAGCCGTGGCGATAATGATACCCAATTACAAAGTGCGGAATATATCGTTAATCTAAACGTTGGATGCCAGCGGTACGATTTAACCGAGGTACATTTTCAGAATCAACTCGGTGGGGTTGATAGTTACGTATTCAACAAGGTTAAACGTGAGGTTCAAAGCATTGAAAGGTTGCAAGCTTCCAAGCCGTTGCTAAGCATGGGCGATACGTATAGTTATACACGTAGCGACTATTCGAGGTTCAATGCGAGCGTAGATTTTACACGGCAGTACACGGCTTCAAGTGATTGGTTAACCGATGCGGAGTTTGAATGGTTGGCTGAAATGGTACGCTCACCCCGTACTTGGGTGCGTTCTTCCTATATGGGAGAATCGGGCGTTATTGATGTGCTTATTCCAATACTTATTACCGATACCAATTACAACGTTTGGAAGCGTGATTTCGACCAGTTGCACACGCTATCAATTACCTACCGTTACACCTTTGATGAAGCCGTACCTTTATGATAACCGAGTTGTACATTGACGGCAATCGCCTCGACCTATTCGATGATATTGATATTCGTTTAACCTATTCGATTACGGATATTGAAAACCCGATCGAGCGCAAAAGTTCGGTGAGCCGTACCATTGAAATTCCAAAGACGCAAAACAACGATTTAGTTTTTGGTAGCATTTACCGATTTGATCAATGGATTGTTTCCTTTGATCCGAGCGTTCGAGCGACTGCCTACGTTATGCAGAACGGAATCCAAGTGTTTGAAGGTATTGCGCAATTATTGGCGGTTAAGGATAACGGCACGAGTGGCACGTATGAGTTAGGGTTGTATGGTGAAACGGCAAACCTATTCAAACAACTTGGTGATGCTGAATTAACCGATTTGGATTTCAGCGAACTGAATCACGAATGGGATGCAAGCAACGTAGTGGATGCTTGGACTAACTCGGTTGGAAGTACGGGCAATGATTACTATTACCCTGCGATTGATTACGGGCAAGCAGGATTTCAACGTGCTACAACTCCAAGTCCTTACGCTGATATTTTCACCACCGAGGATTTTTACCCTGCGATTTCGGTAAAGAAGTACGTCGATAAGATTTTCGCCTATGGTGGTTTCACGTATGAAAGCGACTTTTTTGCGTCGCAATGGTTTAAGCAGTTGATAGTACCGTATGGTATTAGTGGCGTTCCGTACATTACCGATGAACAAATACAGACGTTACTTTTTTACATTGGGATTTCAACCGATGTTACTTGGACGGGTAATGTAATTGACCAGCAATTAAACTTAGACGTTAATACTCCATTACCTTTTTTTGATGGTGGTTTATTTAATGAATCATTGCATAGGTACGTTTCAAACCGCACAGTAGTAGAGAATTTTCAATTAAGGTATAGTGTAACGCAATTAGAAGCTTACGATTCTTTGAATGGTCCTAATACATTTGAAGCGTTTATTCGTAAAAATGGAGTGGTAGTAGCTTCGACTGCTGTTACATGGGGAGTTGGTACGGTAGCAAATACAACTTAC